CTATCATCGTTACTACATGTAAATATTTTTAAACGTGTAAAATAACCAGATGCAGGCAATTATTAATGCTTACGGATTTCATATTTTGCTGTACGGTTTTTATGGAGCTCTACTTGTTTATCCTGATAGAACATGGAACTCATCTTTCACTGGATTATCTCTAATGACTATTGCGTATAATATTTTACATCGGTTCATGCATTATCTACCTACAACTGGCATAATCGGATGGTTAAATTTCCATGTAACTGTTCATCATAATAAACGTGTTCTATTACCTAGATGGTTAGAACTTGTCATTGAATTTATATTTGAATTTTCAATTACACTGAGTATACCGGTTTTTTACGCTGTACTTTCAGGAGAATGGGTGATTCCATTTAGTATCATCCTGTTTACATCAATATTTTTTGCTATGAACCATGTATTATTGTATTCCCTTCTTCCCTCAGATTTTCACGAAAAACATCATAGAAATACTCACGTAAATTTTATTCCCGATTATTTAGATCATTTATTTGGAACGAATGCAGATGAGACGTATGAAGATATGAATCAACAAATACCTCTCATTTTAATATCTGCGTTGATTACTCATTTTGCTAAAGTATATTTTCAATGGAAAGACTAAATGTATAAGAGAGAACCATTTTATTTTGTTTCGCATATCGTATTAGGATTTATAAGTTATTATTACCGGGAAATTCTTTATTTAACGCTGGGATATCAACTTATTCAATATTTTACAAATACTAGATTTTTTATACTAGAAATGGAACTGAAAGATGGAAATTCTGTATCTCATACAGCAGTTAAATTGGGAGAAGTAGCCTTGGGATACTTTATTGCTCACTTATATGAAACTATTTTTCAATGGAAAGATTAGGTAGAACAAGGCATCAGACACAGTTTGATTTCGCCTAGATTTGCTACGACGTATCTGATCATCAGAAACCATCCATTCTTCACATGGATCTCAACATTGTTACATAAGTTGGTACATTTGGTAAACAGAACCAAATGTGGCAGAGAAAAATGTTCACTGATAATTTCAGCTGATTTCTTCTGAATATTGAAATCATTATCTCCCATAGTTGTTGATCTAGAAGCAAAATGTCCTTTGCAGGTGAAGGATAATGAATTACCTACATTCGTGATCTCAATTGTTTTTGCGGACAACAAAGTCATATCACGGCAGATCTTTTGGAAGTCAGTAGAAGGCATCGTGATTCGGGTGGAAAACTCAGTGTCTGGAAGTTGAAGATCGGGTTCATCTCTGTCCAGCAAATTAAGTTTATACTTATGAATCTGCTTCTTCTCGGAGTTTTCCATGATAATGCCCAGAGAGTTAGGATCATCTTTTTCGACATAAAAGGAAAGAATATCGTCATTTGTAGCAGTTCTCACAATACGGTACAGATGATCAGTATTCACACCAATAATAAATTTAGAAGAGGTATGATTATAATCGTATTTCTCAAATTTGTCGGCGTGCAGACGGAGATGAACAAGAACAGTACGAGTATTATCCATAGCAATCATCTTGATCCCATCTTTGTCAAACAGCAAAGACATCTCAACAAGAATAGATTTCAGAGCCTCAACTAAAGTTCTGACAGCACCCGTCTGAACAGTTTTTGCTTCTACGGAATACATTTCCTTATTCAAACTTACGTTCCTTAAAATCACTCAAACAACGTATTCCAGAATCCTCCTTTCTTAGGCTCCTTTTCACCTCCCTTAGGCTCCTCCTCATCTTCAGAATCTGATCCCTTATAAGTTTTTTTCATAGTCTGACATTTCTTTGCGGAAACAATCCGTCCCCTCGTATTTTTGATCAAATCTTCCTTCTTTAGACCTCCTGCTGTCATTTCTGCTTTTCCGTTCCATACTTGTCTTCTAGATCCTCGTTTGAGAGTTTTAGAAGGCATTTTAGTATGCTCTGTAAAAAAAAATTTTGATTCCTAGACGCTTTAGTTGGAGAATGCTAATCCACCCATACCGGACATGATACGCAGAACGTTATAGTTCACAGCGTACATGCGCATATCCCAAATATCATCATTGGCTTGGTCAACTGTTACTGCTCCATCCATGGTCAGAACTAGAGTAGCAGTATCAATACGAGAAAAGTTGCAGGTACCAGAAGGTTGGTGTTCTTCGGGCTTCACGGCAAAAGAGTACATGTATACACCCTTTCCAGGTGCAACACCTGTATGGTGTTGATAGGGTTGAACCTTGTTAAAATAATCACCATAACGTCTCTCTAGACGATCTTGGCCGTTAATCTGTAATTGCTGTTCAAATACAGCAGCCTGGTCGTACACAAAGGGAAGTAGACGAGTATTGCCTCCAGATACAAAATTTGTATCACTACTATTTCTTGCATACTTGAGAGAAGCTATCTTACAATTAGTGTAGCAAGAAGGTTGAACAACCCAGATAAGTTCTTTTACAGGGTGATTAAAGGTTAGGTCAATGCGTTTAGATGGTGAACTGATTCCTACATCTTCGTTAAACTGAACTTGTTCAATGAGATATTCGTGAGATTGTTGAGCAAATCTTCGGCGCTCATCGGTATCTAGATAAATGTAATCAATGTACAATGCAGCGGAAGAAGCCTGGGGGAGATTTGCTATCTGTGTACTACCTGAAGTGTTATCTCCTACAATTGCTTGAGGAGAACTCCAGATTACATTAATCTTGACTTCGTGATATTGAAGGGCAATTAGAGGCAGAGCAGTTCCTGGGTTTCGGGTAAAGAAAAACATCAATGGAATGTACAAAATATTAGGCATAGATTGACGACCGTTTCCACCATTAGCGCATCCGACATTAGCAGAAAATTGTAATGTTTGTGCATTATATTTTTCATTAGTCAACATTCCAGATAGTTTACGAGCCTTCAAGAAATCGGAAGTCAGAGAAGACCATAAATACATATATTCAGAGTACAGACGATCAATAATTTGACCACCAATATCTAGTTCTACACGTTCAATAAAATTGAATCCAAGAGGAACAATTTGACCTGCAACGGTGGCTTTATTAATGATTTCAGTGAGGTAAGTATTGGCTCCAATTACTCCAGTGATTGGAGTTGCAGTTGGGTCAACGATAGTAGGTGGACTAATTAAGTCAACAGCTAAATTTCCTGCAACACCTCCTCCATAATTCCATTGTGCCGGTACGTTTGCTAAGTTATTCGTAGGAAGTTCTAGTTGAATATAGGTGGAGTACAGGAGATCAGCGTATCTGTTAATGATTGCAGACTGTTTAGTTCCCCAGTTGGGTTCTCCGTTAAAGTTGACACGAAATGACTCCATAGCAAAATTGGTGTGTCGTTTATATAGACCCTTCCAAAACGTGATCTGGGGATTCCCGGAAATATACGCGTCTTGAGCTCCGTAAGCTACCAATTGTAGAAGACCACCTCCCATTTATATGTTCATACGCATAATTTTTTAGTGCTTACGACGTCTTTGAGTTTTGCGATGCTTGCGACGACGACGTCCACCCATACCAGGTTCTACGGCCGCATCAGCTGTTTCAGTCTTTTCCTCTTCTTCCTCGGAAGACTCACCACCACCACGCTTGGCTTTGTGCCAGGACTTCTTGGCTTCCTTGATCACCTGCTTGAGTCCCATACCTTTCTTGTAGGTACCACGACTCTTCATCTGTTTCATGGTTTTCTTGATGTGCGTAATCCACTTGTTGGCCATTTTATTTAAACGCAGGAAAATACTCGTCGCCACAAAGGCTCCTTATTTCGTCCAAAGTCGCTCAGAACACAATAGATTTATCGCCAGTTTTTGGATTAGAATCGTAAATTGGAGATGTGGCAGCCATAGGTTGAAAGGAATGTTCAGGAGGAGGGAGGGCGGGCTTTTTGTAGACGACCGGTTTGTACCTTAAGTACGCTGGTTTAGCAAGTACACTTCCTTGCTGAAACTTACCTACATAGATCTCCATCATTGCGTCTAATGAACCATAATTCATCATAATCCATTGACATCCGTATCCGAACAATACGGTTGGGTTACTATTTTTTAAA